CAATGCGGACCTTCCAGGCCACACCGTCAACAATAAAGCCCTCCTGCTGCTCAAGGTAAGGCTCGTCATTACCGTCAAGATAAGCCACCTCAATTGTGTCCGTTCCCTGTGCTGAAAGCATGTACCATTGCTTATCACTGACTTCATCAAGGCGGGGATCGACAATAATATCCAGTTGTTTGTGGTACGGGTTATATGAACCACTGTTTGTATCGGCACCGAAAGGCGTGGTTGAGTTAACCATTTGCAACGCTCTGTCTTCCAGAGCCGCAGGAACAAGAAGGAATTTTGGCACAATATTCAGCACCTCACCGTTTTCATCCCTCTGTGTGCGCATTGCACGGCGTGCAATGCCAAGCCCTGTAGTGCTGACTCCGTTATCAATATCATTTCCGTGTTTTTTGCTGAACAGCGGTATACCGTCAGAAAGCTTTGTGTTTCCTGTCAGCACCAGATGAACCAGATTACCCACCGTTCTGGCGGCTGCTCGCCCCATTGCCTGTGGGATAACTGTTAACTGATTCAGGTCATCGTTAATAATCGCCTGTCGGGTAATGCTGAAAATATTTCCGTAAGTTGCCAGCGCGATTGGTTCGCCACGGTCACTGGTGGTGATGTATTTATATTCCGCGCCTTCCGGCACTTTGTTTAATGTAGAGAAGCCATTCAGGCCAACACGACGTGCCTCATGGAAGTTTGACAATGAACCTTTTTTCGTCCACTGGCGGAACGTTTCGCCGCTGTGTTCACGGATTTTTCAGCACCACCAGCAAGGATATAAGTAAAATCGCTGCTGCTGTGGGTGAATGCCGCGTTTACTATCTGCGAGCGTGTGCTGTAGCTGCCTGTGCTTATGCCGCGATGGGTTAATGATGCCTGTGCCATATCGAAAAGGCTCATCATGGCGTAAGGGTTGCCGCGTTCTGCCTGTTCATGTCCCAGACGCGCATTAAGCCCCTGACGCATTGCATCGCCGGTTATGTTGCCGTTATCCGTGTACGCGTAGTAAAGATTTGCGGGGGTGGTTTTGTTTGTCGGTGTCGATTCTTTACCCATAGTGAGTAAAAGGCGTTCGCGTGCATCCTCAACGCTACAGCCTGAATCAGCAAGACAACTTATAGCCAGGTCGTTATATCTTCCATTGAACGTGCCAAACAATTCACGTATCCCGTTGAGTCGTTCCTGTTCTCCGCTGCCAGTTTTCTGGCTGATCATGCTTTTAATATTTTCCGGCATATTCGAAAAATCTCCGATTCGTTTTGATTCAATTCTGGCCATTGCTGTAATCGCGGGTATAACCTCATCTGCGAAGCCATTAGCCTTACACTCATTGCCATCCATCCAGGTTTCCGCCTCCATCATGGCGGTGATTTCCTGTTTGCTCCTGCCCGTTCTTCCGGCGTAGGTTTCCGCCATCGTGTCGCCCAGCTTGTCCATCAGGTCAGCAAAGCGGCGAACGTCGCCCGACACTCCGGCAGTAACACCACGGGGGGCATGTATCATCATCATCGCGTTTTCAGGCATAACGATGTGATCGCCACACATGGCAATAAACGAGGCCATAGAAGCCGCCATGCCTTCAATGTGTACAATTTTCTTTGCCGGATGATTTTTCAGGGCGTTATAGATAGCCAGCCCTTCAAAGATGTCGCCACCAGGTGAATGGATGCGAAGATGGATTTCAGGCACATTACCGCACGCGTTGATCTCGTCAGTAAGTGCCGATGCTTTTACACCGTACCCGCCGATCTCGTCATAAATGCGTACATGTACAACATCAGCCATAGCCTTAATGGAAAACCATGTTTTCATAGCCAGGCTCCTAACGTTGCCCTGTACCAGTATTCAACCGCGCTTCTCGCAATCTGCCCTTTCGTGGGTACTGGCATTCCAGGGTGATGACTTTTAATGAACTGCTGATAGCGTTCGAGCTTCTCCATAGTTCCGGCGTCTATGTGCACTGTTGCACTTTTATCCGGTTTTCTGCTGTTGTTCTCTGGCATAAGTCTGCCTCCGTTATGATTAACGGGCATCATTATTGATCGATAAAACTGGTAAATAAATCATTTTCTATCTAAAAATCAGATTATGTGTTTTCTGATTTTTGTCATACCAGCAAAAGAATTGACTAATTATTGCCACGCCAGCACAATTAAGACTCATCATTTCGGTAGTGGCAGTATCCTTTGTCGCTGACAAAGCGCCTCCGGTGGCACCATCGGGGCGCTTTTTTTTGCGCCTGTTTTTTGTAAATGCTTTCGGGAACGTTCCGGCGTCGAACAAAAAACAACCTAATTTGACACTAAAAATTTTTATTTTGCCATATATCAATAACTTAAACTGGTGGTAATGGTGACATAAAAATCAAAAAATACGCCTTTTTCCGCGAACCGCCCGCCCCGTGGACAGGCCACCCCCACCAGGAGTACCTACAAAAAAGCCGGATTGCTCCGGCTTCTGTCACTCGTTGCTTAAAACGGTATGTTATCCCCGTACGGATCATCATTCCCCGCCTGTTGTTTGGCCCTGTTCAGTGCATCAGTGGCCTGCCCCTGTTGGCCTTTTTTACCGCCCGGTCGCGCCGTTCTGGCACTGATTACACTGTCTGCGATAACCTGCCAGCCCTGCCGCGTTTCTCCGTTCTGGCCTGTCCACTGGCTTACCTGCATGTTACCCGCCACGCTCACCAGCTCGCCTTTCTGGTGCTTTGCCAGTGCGTCAGCCTGTCTGCCAAACGCCAGGACGGATAACCATATCGTCGCCGTTCCGTCATCTGCCTGGCTGCACGGCAGGGGAACCGCCATACTCGCCATCGTCATTTGCGTACCCTTGCTGGTGGTCTTTAACTGCGGGTCAGCCACCAGCCGCCCGTAAGCCGCTATCTGTGCTGTCATGCTGTCTGCTCTCCGGTTTTAACGTTGATGGTTGTCACCTGTTCCGCTTCGGCAATCTCCCGTTCTGTCAGCGTGGCAAAGTTTGCCGCCGTCGTGGTCATGAATGCGCTTATCAGTTCGGGATGTGCTTTCGCGTATCCTTCCCCGGCGTTGCGGTCGATGATTTTTATCGCCACCCTCAGCCAGTGTTCTGTCAAATCAAGGGCGTGAGATTGTGGTTTTTTGGCGTGCTTCGTTGTCACAGGCTTTACCTCACAGCAATAAAATAAAATTTTTGCATTTTAACCCTTCACCTGTTCACCTTTTGCAATTTTCCCTTTTTATTCATGATGTTAATGGGTTAACAGTTTCACAAAAACTATTCACCAACTGTTCACCACTGTTCACCCTTAAAGCTCAATAAAGAATCAAAAAGGTGAACAGTGAATAGTTTGGTGAACAGTTCATAAATAACTGTTCACCCTATAATATACTGATATAAAAGACATTTATTGCAGGGTGAACAGTGGTGAACAGTTATTCCATAAGTTTAATTTTTTCCATCGTCATTTGTGACCTATTGCACATGATGGCATCCAGTCTTCTGAATCCTCTGTCAGGGTCACATTTGAACGCAAACCGTGCTTCGTTTTCCGTTTCATATACTCCCTGCCATATTCCGCCATTGCCCCCGGCATATCTTTACCGAAGCGCGTCAGTGTTACAGGTTTACCGAATCCGTGTGCCCTCATATATGCCAGATAGGCGTGATAAAGATACCTGCGCGGACTGAACGGAATAATTTCGGCATTACCCACTAACAGACCATCACACATTACCGACGACATGAGATAGCCGCAGAAGTCCACCAGCGAATCGCCCTCGCGTTTTATCACCAGAGCTTCTTCTGATTTCTGCTGCTCATACAGCAGGCGTTTAGCTTCGTCCTGGTCAGAAAAACGAGTAAGCAGGTGGCGAATCACAACCGCCAGCTCTCCTTCTATTTTTTCTGCCAGCATGGGGTCGCGTTCGTTCTCCGGTACAACTTCCGAAAAATTGAATATCACCCGACGACGTGAGATCCCCCCGCTGCGGTCACTGAATGACATGGCGTTATTGTTAACCGCCAGCACTACTGCCGGAATACGCGTTGAGTAGGGGGCTTTGTGTTTCGGGTCAATTGCCACCTTGTCACCGCCTGTAATGGCCTTAATCCCTGCCCCATCACCAGCGTAGCGGGTCATATCCGGCATGATAATCAGCGAAAAGCCAACCACTAACGCGCGTTCCCTTGCATCTTCCAGCGCCTTCATGCTTGCCGATACTGTGTTGGCCTTACCCGCCAGCATGGTGCAAATCTCCGCCATCACGCTTTTACCACTTCCCCCTGGACCTGTTACCTCAATGAATAACTGCCAGTCGTACCGGTTCGCCAGCACCATGAATAATACAGCCAGTACGCGATCCGCCTTGCGGTCATTCTCAGCCACCGAACGGCGTAACCACTTCCAGAAATTCGGCGCATGTGTTGCCAGCGTTTCCCCCTCTGCTGGTGGGCTGAAAGGTAATTCACTGGCAATTAACAACCAGTCGTTTTTGTTATGCTCCCGAAAATTACCTGTTCTGGTATCAAATACCCCGTTACTGAATCCAATCAGGTTACGGGCTGTATTCCCCATTACAGGCAAACTTAACTTCATGGTATCGACCGCCGATTTAATGGCGTTCTGCGAATAGCTGATCTCCGCATCAATGAAAATCTGTGCCATAGCTCGCTGTAATTCTTTATCCTGTACTGGCTCCCATACAACGCCGTTGTAATGGTGAACAGTGTCAGAGTCAGCATGAATCGCCAGTTCACCGCCATAATGTGCCAGGAGAACTTCGCCGCGTTGACTTGCTCCCATCTGGTTAAGCGCCAGTGATGAAGCGTTATCGTCTTTTACCCGCTCTTTTTTCTTTACAGGCAGTTCAACTACCTTTTTCTTTTCCGCCTGCTCTGCCCGTTCACGTTCCAGATATTCGCGCCAGTTCTCCCGTTTCTGGCTGTGCATTCCTTCAGGGTAATAATCAGCATCCCTGACACCTGCCGCTGCCAGTTTCTGCCCGATGGTATTAACAAGCCCCGGACGCAATAACCCCGCCTGGTAGAGACGCACCCGATAGCGTCCGTCCGGTACGATTTGCAGCTTATCCAGTTCGGCAAGTTGTTGTTCTCCAAGCCAGACAGGAGGCACGCTGTCGCCAGCCAGTCGCCCGTCCTGTTCCTGCCACTGCTTCGCATGTGCCCACGCATCATTACCCGCAAAAATGATGACTTCCGTCATTTTGTCACGCGGCTGGTGTTTTAAATTTGGCGCTTTTTTCATTTCTGCTCTCTCCACGCGGCAATCATGTTTTTCAGTTCCTGTAGTTTTTTATCAACATCCATACATGACACATGGTTATTTCTGGAAAGCGGGATTTCCCGCCTGAATCTGCTAATAAAGATCTCCACGTTCAGCGAACTATGAAATGAATAGCCATCACGAATAAAATACACACGGTCAAACATCAGTTCTTTTACCGTTACTCTGTTACCGTTCTTATCCAGATAAATAGCGCCGGGGATAATTTTGGGGTGTGCATAACCGCTGGCAGTCAAGCCAGATAAATACGTTCTCATGATTATTTATCTCAGATTTGAATCAGTATTCGCTTTCTCTATGGCATTTAATGCATCTGTGGCATTTTCAATGGTGCACCGTAACGAAATATCAAACTGCCCAAGCATTGCCAGTAACAAGCCAATATTACCCATGTCAATGCGCATAGCCTTTTCGTCATATTCCTCATTTTCTGACGCATGCCACATCAGGCTACCAATTGACGCAACAGCCATTGATATATTGTCAGTAGCCCCATCCGCAGCGGAATAAACCTTTTTAGCAATATCATGCTCACAGTTAAAATGCGGATTAATCAGGTACTGGTAATTGGTCATGTCAGGCATGGCACACCTCCTGACGAATACGGGCGGCGAATACAGCAACACAACCTGACGGGCAACGGTTACGCGCTTCGCGTTCCGTCCAGGCGGTTACGTGGATGATTTGAGATTCTCCGGCACTCAGGGCCAGAAAACGCCACACAAAGGCCGTTTGTGTGTGTACAAGGTGTGGTATATGATTTACGGCAACCATAACGGCTCCTCGTTTACGTTGTTGGTTAGAAGCCCTGCGAGTGGTAACGACACTTGCGGGGCTTCGTCGTTTCAATTGCTGAATTGCATGTATCAGCACTTGTGGTATTCACATTACATTTAGGTGAATACCATTTCAAGTCTTTTTTGGTATTCACTTTTGTATTACACTGCATCCCGTTATTAATGGGAGGTGCAAACATGTCCAGGAGTTCTGTTAACAATAAGTCACAGCAACTGAATGCCAGATTTCCACATGAAGTAGTGAGTGGCATTGAGGCATCCCTACAGCCAGGGGAAACTAAAGCGAATTTTATAGTTACGGCTGTACGCGGTGAGATCGCCAGGCGCCAGGCAGAAGGAAGTGGAGAAAATCCCCTTGTGTCTTCACTGGATGCCCTAGCTAATGTCGAACAAATCGGCATCAAGGCAGCGGAGGAAATCGGGCAGCTTATCACCGTTGCACGCGAAGAACTCCAGCGCCGCAAGGCCAAAGAATCAGAATAATCACTATCAGCGCCGTGGTGTGAGGAACTCCGGCGCATTGCTTTACAGGCGCACACAATGACCAACGAAGAATCAACCAAAAAAACATCACCTGCACGAAAAAGACGACGCAGAAAGAAAGAGCATGAATCAGAACGATTCGCGCCGTGTTCTTTTGCCCTTGAGAAGTACCTTAAAGAATACTCATCAAAGGAGAGAGCTTCGCAGTTATGGCAACGCACTGAAACAGACTGATAGCATTGCCCACCAGCCTGATAGCGGCTATCATTGACATGCTTATGTTTAGTGTTTCCAAACTGGCGACCGCCCCAGGTCGCCTTTGTTTTATGTGTCATATGCTCCCCTTTACACTGCCTTACCTGAATTAATGCGATCCCGGCTTTTAACCCATTCCATAACCTCGGACAGCAGCCACCCTACAGAACGACCGCCCAGATTAAGACGTGACGGAAAGCGCCCTTTTTTCTCCAGTTCGTAACGTGTAGTGCGGCACACTCCAGTTAACTTACGACATTCATCCTCACGGATTACGCGATCTTCATTTATTTCACGCAT